GCAGTTCAAAACTTTACCTCCGCTACAGATGCTTTTAATGTAGCAGTTGGAAATAATGCAGGTGCATCAATAACCACAGGTTTGCAAAATATCTTAATAGGAGGCTTGGCAGGTGACGCAATAACAGATGCAGACGGTAACGTAGCTATGGGTCACTCTTCTTTGTCGTCTAATACTGTAGGAAGCTACAGCACCGCAATAGGTTATAGAGCATTAAACAATCAAAATCCAAGTAGTGCGGTAGATATGTTTAATACTGCTATTGGAGCAGATGCAGGTACAGCAGTAACCACAGGTGTTCGCAATACCCTTATGGGTGCATTGACAGGCGATGCCCTAACAACTGGAAGAGACAATGTTGCTATAGGCTATTTAGCTCTTAGTGGTGAAACGGCAAGTGATAATAGTGTTGCGATAGGTAGTCATGCTCTTCAAAGTCAAAATAACACATCAAACGTAGATGTTTACAATGTTGGAATAGGTTACAACGCTGGAAATTCAGTAACCACAGGTCAGCAAAATACATTTGTAGGTGGTTTAGCAGGTGATGGCACTGATGACGGTATAGAAAATGTAGCGGTTGGTTATCTAGCATTAAGTGCAAACTGTGGCGATGCAAACGTAGCAATAGGTCAAAGAGCAGCTGAAGTATGTACAGGTTCAGATAATACTGCTGTTGGAAGGGCATCAGGTCTTGCCTTAACAAGCGGTGCTAATAATTTACTTTTAGGCCATGACGCAGGGCGCACAGGAAGTCCTGGAGGTAACATAACTACCGCATCTAACACCATAGTTCTAGGTGATGAAAACATTGCTAATGCTCATATACAAGTAGCATTAACGGTTGCATCTGACGAGAGAGATAAAACAGACTTCACAGATTTAGATGTTGGATTAGATTTTGTAAAACAACTCAAGCCTTACACTTACAAGTGGGACAAGCGTTCTAAATATGGCGATAAGACAGCAGATGACTATGACTTAAATGCTCAAACACCAGATGGCACTCACAAAGAAGATTGGTTAGACGTTGGATTTAAAGCACAAGAAGTTGAAGCTCTTGAGCAAGCAGCAGGTTATGACAAAGCAAACAAAACAAATCTTGCTGTTACCATGTCAGAAGATGGTAACCAGTATGGTATGAAATATGAAAAACTAATACCCATATTGACCAAGGCAATACAAGAACTTGAAGCTAGAATCACGCAATTAGAAGGAGAGTAAAATGAGTGAAGAAGCAGAAGAAGCAGTAGAAAGAACCGCAGAAGAAAAAGCACAGATGTATTCTGCTATGCTTGGAAGCGTTAGTGTAATTACAAATTGCTTAGATGATAGCAATGAGTTTTGTAATGACATGACTAAAGAAGAAAAGAAAGCAAGAGTTATGCGTAGCTCTGGTTATCTTGAAATGGGTGTAGCGTTAAGTGATTGGGGTTCAGAGGATATGTCATCTATCAATGCCGCAATTACTGCTGCTAACGATTACTGATTAGGTGAAATAAATGGCTACATATGTAACTAAAAACATTACTGCACAGAACACATTTAGCGATGTGGTTATCTTTGACGGTAATTTTAATCTATCTATATCTGGCACGTTTGCTAACGGAACTAAAGTAACAGCACAAAGAAGCATTGACGGCTCTACATTCCATGATGTTGATGTGTTTACAGCAGTTGGTGAGTTTGTTGGGTTTGAACCAGAGCAAGGTATGTCTTACAAAGTAGGCGTAAAGACAGGTGAGTTTGGTTCAGGTTCCGATGTTACTATCAGGCTTGGTGGTGCTTGGAAAAATCCACCGATAGCTAATACATAACGTGATAGATACAACAAAAGATACGCTAGACGTTGTTGCTGGCTCAACGGCTCTTATGAGTTTGTTTGGCTGGTTGCCACCTATAGCCGCATTGTTTACAATCATCTACACAGGTATACGTATCTGGGAGACTAAAACAGTACAATCATGGAGAAAGAAATGATTACTATAGATGATGTTACATATACAGAAGATCAATTATCAGACGTTTCAAAAGCTCATGTGGAGCGCATAAACGAGTTACGTAAAGAAGCAGCTAGTTTACAAATGATACTTGAAGAAAAGAAAGTCCTCATTCACACATACGCTGCATCTATCAAGAACTCAGTTGAAGTTGTAGAAGATAAAGAGGAAGCAGTCAATGAGTGAATCAATAAAAGTCCCATCATGGGCTGTACCCTTAGTTGCAGCGATTATACCTGCGGCTATCGCATGGGGTACTATGCAAGCTCAAGCACAAGCTACTGATGAAGAAGTTGCTAAAGTATCTAAAGTTGTAGAGAAACTTGAAACAACAACGACAGATAACGCTGTACGCACAAAACTAAATGAACAAGCTATACAAACTATAGCTGATGGTTTAGCTGCACAGACAGAAATTAGTAAAGCTACTGACGAGAAGTTAGGCACACTCATAGAGATAATGCTCAAAGAAAGGCGATAAAGGTGAAGCTGGTGATTGCACTGGTAGTCATCACTAACGGTGTTCCAGATGACACCAAGAAAACATACTTTATGAACGCTCAGCATTGCGAGTGGATCGCTCAAGAAATGACACGTGAACGTAAATATTTTCAAGGGTTTGAAGAAGGCTCTATATTCTGCCGTCCTGAATGGGTGGCTGATGATACAAGAGTCACACGTCTTAATGTAATACCTATGCCGGAGGTTGATGAAGATGCTGAATAACTTTATAGGCCCAGTATCTAATCTTGTAGGTACATGGCTCAATAACAAGAAAGAAGAAAAGCAAGCCAAGCATCAAGCCAAAATGAACGTCATACAGAATGATGCCAACTGGGAACAGATCATGGCAGAATCGTCTAAAGATAGCTGGAAAGACGAATTCTGGACTATTATTTTAAGCATACCCATCTTTATGGTGGGCTATGCGATAGCAAGTGGCGATACTACTGTTATTGACAGAGTGCATCTAGGCTTTGATGCATTATCCAATCTCCCAGATTGGTATCAATACTTGCTATTTATAGCCATTAGTTCTAGCTTTGGAATACGTGGTGTAAGCAAGTTGATGAACCTCAGAAAGTAATGTCTTTTGGTGAATACAATGGAGGAGACGAAGCCACATGGGTTAAGGCTATAATCTTATTGGTTTTACTTGGTCTTGGCTTTGGTTTAATATGGTTGTTTGGGCCAGAAACTAAAGAAATACCAACAGATATGGGAGAGTAATCATGGGTCTATTTAGAAATATTGTAAACTTTTTTACAAACTCAGAAGATGTCACAGTACGTAACCGCGATGAGAAAGGTCAGTATGTAGCTGATGACAAGTCTACACCCAACAAGAACGAAGCCTACAAAACAGTACGTAAGAAGAAAGCTGCACCAAAAAAGAAAGCAGTAGCAAAAAAGAAAAAGCCTACCAAGTGAAATACTTTGACATAACAGACTTTGATTGTCAGGAAACAGGCGAGAATGAGATGTGTCCTGAGTTTCTATCTAAGTTAGATAATCTACGTGATGCCTGTGGCTTTCCGTTTATCATTACAAGCGGATATAGAAGCCCATCACATAGTATTGAATCAAAGAAAGCAAAGCCTGGCACTCATGCACAAGGCATAGCATCTGATATAAAAGTAAACAATGGCATGGAAAGATACTTGATTGTAAAGAACGCTGTAGAGATGGGATTCAATGGTATAGGTATAGCCAAAACATTTATACATGTTGATAACAGAACTACAGAACCTGTTATATGGTCTTATTAACGATACCTAGCTGTCTTCTTTGATATACGTTTGGGTTGTTTAGAGAATTGTTTACCTGCTTTAGTGTCTCTCTTTTTCTTTCTACTGGTCGCTGCATATTCTTGAGCCGATAGTGCCTGTCTAGCTTTACGTGGCAAATAACGCTCTCCTGTGGCCTTAGGGCCAACGGTAGATGGTTTACCTGACTTAGTCCCCCAATCTTGTTTACCCCAGTCTAAGAGCGATTTCTGTGGCTTCCTGAGTGCCATTATCTGTAGCCACCACCTCTAGCTTTGTATTGCTTTGCTAACATCTGTGCTTTACGTGCTGACCATTGCCCAGGTCTACCACCTTTACCACCACGTTTGATAGCTTCAAACAAACTCTTTCTCATTCTAGGTTTGGTGTAGTTACCAGCTTCATTGACTCGTGACTTTTGCTTCATCTCTTACCTTTCCTAGCAGCAGCAATCACATCACCGCGAGTAATTTTATTTTTATCACCATACATAGCTGCAAGTTTTCTTTGTCGTGCAGTAAGTTTTTTCTTTCTCTTCATATCCATAGTTATTTACCCATAGCTTTTTTCTTAGCTTTCTCTGATAAGTCTTTGAAATGAAACAACTTTTTACTGTTCTTTGTATGCATAGAACCGCTATGTGTTTCACCGTTTGGCATTTTGTGAGTGCCACCTGTGTACTCTCTGCCATCAGCAAAGTAATGTTTGACTCCTTTAGCCATGACTACTTCCTTGGCTTACTTTTCTTTGGCTTTGGCTTGCTCTTTGAACCTGTATGATATGGCATGATTAATCTCCTATGACCATTTAACTTTATCTGCCCAAAATGCAGCAGACATCTTTCCACGTGCTATGTTCTTTCTGTGTCTTGCTTTAAAACTTGCACGTTTCTTCTTCATCCTGTCTGACTCACCTGCTTTTGGTGCGCCAGCAGTCTTAGCTCCTTGTTGTCCAAAGCGTATAGTTTTAACTTTATCGCCAACTTTTGCAACAACAACGTGAGATTTGGTGGGGTGATTTGGTGTACGTTTTGGCTTGTTATAGCCTGATACACCGATACGTTTGAGTAAACTTTTCTTTTCCATGCCCCGATTATAACAAAAAAAGCCCCTGTGTGGGGCTTTAAGGGGGTATCAATCAACCTTAAAAAAGGACTTACAGTATATATTTATATCTGTCCCCAAGTCAACACCCTTTTTTTAGCACATCAAGTTGGGGTCAGGATAATATTTTTTGATACCAAATGTAACTCAAACTGTAACTCAAAAATTATTTTCTGAAATAAATTGTAAAAATATGTTTAAAAACAATAAGATAAATATATTGAATGGCGCACTTGGCAGGAGCCAAACTCGTCTATTATAGATTCCTATTTATTAAGCTAATCTTTCTTCGTGATATTTGATTAGTTCATTGAAGTGTTGCAGCATATCTTCGTAGTCTTTTTTGTATAGCTTTTTCAGCTTGCGCTTGTCTTGATGCATCTGTCTTACAAAGTCCTCACCATACATATCAATCATCCATAGTGTGTACTGACCTTCTGCGCTTCCTTTGCTCATGCCAAAACAATTACATCCTTTACATTGTGGATGTACATTCTCTACTTCTAAAGCCCAGTATGATGAACTGCCTTTGGCTATGTAATGACCACCATCTGCATCTTTCCAATGCAATCTTTTGTCGCATGATACACATTGCACCATACCAAGCTGGTCAGCAGCTGATATTCTTGCTAGCTTTTGTATGGCAGTTAGGCATTTCTTACGTAGTTTCTGACTCATTCGTCTGTCATAGGTTTAGATGGAAAGGGTATGTGTATGCCTGTACGCTCACTCAATGCTGAGTTGATAGCATCATAGACCTTAGATACTTTGTCTGATTCTATATCTGTAGTTGATGATACACCGTACATTGTGTTCTGTATTGATCGCCAAAACTCTTTAAATGATTCTTGAGTCCAAGGTATTTCAATAGAATCTCTCAGAAAGTCTGCATTGAGTTGGTGATAGTAACCAGCATCATTCAACATACCAGCTGCATTTCTAAAATAAACTTCAAGTGCAGCTTGTTGTTTAGGTGATCTTGGTTTACCTGTCTTACAAATAAACGTAACAAAATCATGTTGATCGCATATCTCATCAACAAACTTTTTAAAACATTCTCGTTTGTGATCGTTGTTTACGTGCCAATGTTGAGCCATATTACTTTACCAGTTTTTTACTTAACCATTTTTTACTTAGTTCTTGATTGTATTGATTTTTTTCTTTCTTGCTAACAAACGGTTTATACTTTCTTTTTTCCATATCTTTATCATCAAACCAGTCTTTGTCCTGAAGTTTTTTTCTAACGAATGTCGGTGATCTATCAAATGCTTTTGCAATATCAAGCACAGAATACTTTTCACCGTAACTAAGTTTACGAGTGCGCCCCTTGTATACTCTGTAAATAGTTTTCTCACGCATTTATTCCAAGCTCTTCTTTGAGTTTAGCTAGTGCGAGTATATTTTTTTCACGCCTTTCTTTCTGACTATCTGGCTGTAACTGGTGCGGTATATACAGTTTATGATAACTAGCTATCCTGTACTTTGTTTTTTCTAAACTGAGTATTGCATCAATATCTGGAAACGTAAACTTATCATTACCCTTTTGTCTTTCTGCATGAAGTTCATCAAACAATGCATTGATCTCTTCTCTGCTCATCTTAGCGATTGACTTTCCAAACTCTCTTTTTGCTAGTGACAATGAGTTGTCATCAGGCCATTGTGATTGCATACGAGATATGCCATAAGTGTTTTGCAATCTAAAAAAGAAATAAGCGATTACATCTTTTTCATCTTTGCTAAAAGTCTGTGGCTTTTTCGTAGTCGTATATGCTTGCTGCATAAGTTGTTTTAGCTGTTGTTTTTCCATAGTTGTTTCTCCTTTTTTTGTCGTTTGATTCCCAGTAAGACAATGCACGCTTCCAATCTTTCATCTTTACCCGACCAACAACCCATCCTTTTGATTCATGGTAATCAAAAAATTGTTGCACGTCACATTGATAACCCTTTTCATTTTTATATTGTTTTAATTCATCAACTGTAGGCTTATTAAATTTAATATTAATACTTGTATTATTACCTTCCTCTTTTTTGGGGATACCCCCCTCCACAATTTTGTCCATACCCTCTCCACAAATTTGTAGATACCTCTTGCTAATTTGACGTGTACCTTCTTTGTATTCAACAGTCATTTCAATGTATCCAAACGTATGTAATTGTTGTATAAGTCTACTAATAGATTTTTTTGTCATTCCATACAGTTCAGCAAAATAATTATTTGATGCCCAACATCTACCCTCTTTATTGCAAAGTGCTGTAATCTCACCGTACAACAATTTAGCATTAGGTGGTAGACGTTCATCATATCTAACACTTGCTGGTATGACTGCATAATAGTTTGGCTTTACGAAATTATAAGTGGTCATTCAGCAGCCCTAATGAAATCAGATAGTTTTACTTCGCAAGTATCTGATATCTTTTGTAACGTGCTGACAGATGGTATTCTTTCACCCCTAGCAATCTTTGATGTCATAGATATTGACATGCCACATTTGACTGCAAACTGAGATTGATTAAGATTTAATTCATTCATGTAATGATTCATTGCTTTGCTAATATCCATGTTATTCCTTTGACTTGTTGTACTAATTGTTTTTATAATGGTACAATGTGTAAAACATTATTTCAATCAATTATTAAAGGGAGCAGTAAAATGACAGTATTTCAATTTCCAAATGATGAGATCACTGATTGCGATAGGTGTGGTGAATACGAGGATAGTTACTTGTATGTAACGTCTGATGTTTATGGCATATGCAGCAACAAAACAGACTTTGACGATGGATCAACTTACGTATGCCACGATTGTCTGACTGAAGATGAATACAAATTACTTAAAAGATTGAATGACTTTGATCGCGGTGACGCTGACTGTCAGTTAGGTAAGCCACATATGTCAGGTCAATCAAAAGAATATGACTGGGCGTATGGTGCTAGATATGCAAAACAACAGATGGATGATGCAAAACTTGAACCATTGAATAAATTTAACGAAGAATTATTGGGGTTATAAGATGAAAACAAACATACCAGATAGTGTAAAGAAAGTATTTCAAGAGATGGGAATCAAACCAGACCATGATAACTTATGGGATTGTCATGGTACTATGGTTATCAAGCATAAAACACTTGAGAAGTTAGCTGCATTTAAGGGCATACAGTTTGATAAGCCAGAGTTTATAGAGGTCAGCATCAAAAACAAAGAGGTAGCGGTGTTAGTTACTGGTCATCTAGGCAACAAGTCGGAGTGGTCAGTAGGTGAGTCAGCCCCTTACAACTGTAAGAATAGCTATCCGTTTGCTATGGCTGAGAAACGTGCTAAAGATCGCGTGATCTTGAAGCTAGT